TGGTTTGGAGGACCGCCATTTAAATGAGTAAGCTACAAAGAAAGATATTATTTCCAACTGCTGTTTATTTCAAAGATATACCTAATGCTAAAGAACTTAATAAATATTTATTTAAAGAAATAAAGAAGTGGCGTAAAGCAGATCCTGAAGGAGAGAAGAAGACAAACTCTGGCTTTGGTTGGCACAGTAAAACAGATATGGATAAGAGAAAAGAGTATCAACCTCTTATTGATGAATTATTTAAAATGGCACAAGAATGTAATATGGATTTTGGTATTACAGGTAAATTAGGACTTGGTAATATGTGGGCTAACATTAATCCGACATATTCTTATAATAAAACACATACGCACCCTAACTCTATGTGGTCAGGTGTATACTATATTAAAGTACCCAAGAACTCAGGCAAGTTATTTTTAGAAGATCCTAGACCAGGACCAAATCAACATATGCCTAGAAGAGTAGATAATTTACCAGAGATGTTATGGAGAGTCTGTGCTTATGAACCTGTAGAAGGACGTATGATTTTTTTTCCATCTTGGCTTCCCCACGGTGTAGATATAAATATGAATACAGACAAAGGTGAAAAAAACTGGAGAATATCTGTATCATATAATTTTATACAAGTATGAGTTTTAAGAAAAATAAATATCAAGTTATACGTGGTGCTATATCAAAAGAAGTAGCAGACATAGCTTATAGATATTTACAGATATCAGCAGAGGCAGATCATTGGATGTTACAGAATGGTGTAACTCATCCAGGCAATAAACTTGTTGGTAATTTTAACGACCCGCAAGTTCCAAACTCTTATGCTAAATATGGTGATAGGTTAATGGAGACATTACTTGTTAAAACTATAGCGGTAATGCAGAAAAAGACAGGACTTAAACTAGTGCCTACTTATTCTTATTGTAGGCTGTATAGAACAGGCAATATTTTAAAAAGACACAAAGATAGACCTAGCTGTGAGATATCAACTACATTAAACCTAGGTGGAGACAACTGGCCCATATTTATCGATCCTACGGGGTCTGATAACGTCATAGACGAGCATGAGAACGTACATAAGCCTGGTGCACCCAAAGGTGTAAAAGTTGACTTAAAACCAGGAGATATGCTTATTTACTCTGGATGCGAGTTAGAGCATTGGAGAGAGCCTTTTCAAGGTGAATTATGCGGTCAAGTATTCCTGCACTATAATCATGCAGATGGAAGGTTTGCAAAGTCCAATTTGTATGATAAAAGACCTATGCTAGGAATAGTCAAATAACGTTGAATATCAACGCAATCTAATATAATCTGGAGATCTATGTTACAGAAGGTTAACTTTTTACCTGGTATAAATAAACAAGTCACACCCACTGGTGCAGAAAGCCAATGGATAGACTGTGATAATGTTCGTTTTAGATATGGTACACCTGAAAAAATAGGTGGTTGGACACAGTTAGGTGCTGATAATATCACAGGTGCAGCAAGAGCATTACATCAATTTACTAATAGCTTAGGTAGAAAGTATTCTATCATAGGATCAAACAGAATTTTATACGCATATTCAGGTGGTGTATTCTATGATATACACCCAATCAAATCTACAACCACATTATCAAATGCATTTAGCACGACTAACGGATCTGCAACTGTTACGATAAATTTTTCTGGTGATCATAATATACAACAAGGCGATATTGTCTTATTAGATAACTTCTCTTCTATTACAAATTCAAACTTTAGTGCGTCTGATTTTGACGACATACGATTTATGGCCACAACCGTGCCATCATCCAATACAATTACTATTACAATGCCATCAGCAGAAACAGGATCTGGTGCAACACAATCGGGTGGTATAAGAGTTAGACATTATTTTAGAGTAGGACCAGATGTACAAGCACAAGGATTTGGTTGGTCACTTGGATCTTGGGGTGGAGAAGCGGTAGGAGCATATACAACAGTTTTATCAGGAGACATAGATGCCTCTACAACAAGCATAACATTAAACGATGCATCACAGTTACCAAGCTCTGGAACAAACTTTATATTAATAGGAACAGAAGAAATATCATACACAGGTATATCGACGAACACTTTAACC